CGCAAATAGGTGTGAATTCTTTTTCTAAAAACCCTTTCATTGAATTCGTTAAACAATCGAATGATGTTAAAGATTGCGCCCTCCCGGTTTCTCAATGGGACGCAATAGATACTGCTAATCCTTTTGTTCATTACAATATTAATTTTACGTGGAATCCAGAATGTGCTGGCTCCGTTTATATCCCAGCTGGGGATCTCTTTAACGCAGGTCGTCTGCTTAAATCAGAGTCCCTTATGAAGGTTAAATCTGGAGAGGCATATAGTCATCCGCGTTTTCCAACAATTGTAATTGACAATGTGTTCATGTTTATTCCAACAAGAACTTTGCATAAGGAAAAGTGCAAAAAACAAATCCCATGTTTTGATACTGATGGGAACTTTGTTTGTACAGTACCGGTTTTTAAGACTAATCTTGGATGTTCTTCTTGTTTTGAAAGAAAGAAGTGTAAATGCCCAAGTTATCTTACTGTCGCGAAATTAAAGCCAACAGCTAAAAAGAATGCAACTCATGTTTGGTGTACCAAATTCTTGAACGATTTGGTAGAAAATCCTATAAATTTAGCTAGTAAGAAAATATTTCCACCTCGTATTACTAAACTGAATGGTGAGCAATACGATTGGTTCCCTGAACAAGGTAAAGAAGAAGAAGATGAAGATGGTTTGCAATGGGAAGAGGTGTCTCAATCACCCCCCCAAACATTTTCAGACATTTTGACTTCCATACATCAGGGAGATGGTGAAGATGCCTCAGATGAAGTTATTGATATCGTAGAGAATGATAATGCTAAGCCCAAACTTAGTGAGGCAAATAAAGGAACGTCTAATCCCTTTGTTCGTAAAGTTACTTTTAAAGGTAATAGGGATAACGTTATTGAGATCGAAGAACAAGAGAAACCAGTTGAGGGAGAAAATTGGTTGTTCGCAAGTGCTCGTGATTTTATTTCAGAGACAATTTTTGGATCCTTACTTGATTTTTTCCAGAAAAAGAAAGAAAAACTTGTGAACTTTCTTGGTGGAGATACAGAGTCACCTATGAGATTTATAGTTGCCCTTGCTCCTGAATTGATAGAGCAAGCTTTGAAATATGCAAAAGAGCATCCTAGTCAGTTAGGTGCTGCTGCAGCTTTTATGATCGTGTTGGTGAAAGTTAAAACACTTTATGAACATGCGGTTCGTTACTATAGGCAAAGCCCAGTTAATCAAAAAGACACGTTGATAAATGTGTTCCCTCTTGAGGGTGTATTGGGTGCTATAGCACTTAGTCCTATAGCTTGTATAATAGGAGCCTTAGGATTGCATGGTGTGTGGCAGAGAACTATGGAAAATAAAGATGTTGAGAAGTCTAGTTTCCTAGAATTGTTAGGTGGCCTTGCTAAAGGTACTACAACTTTTGTTGCTGTCACTGGTGCTTTAATGAGTGCTATCAATTTGGCAGCTTTTTCTTCTGCAAAGAATCCATCAAAGAATTTTGTTACTTCGAATAGAGACATGACTCATAAATTGAACTCTATTCCTCCTCGTGTAAAACCAGAAGTGCAACATCATGCATATTCTTTTGGTGTCATAGAACCACAGTTACCACCTCGTCAGTCTAGATTTGGTAACCAGCCTATGTTTCATGACGTAAAACCAATGCGTCAGGAACGTTCTAAAAGGAGACGTAAGAGAAAAAATAAAGTTGCTGAGAAAGTAGCTCCACAGGTGCCTAAACAACCAACAGTTGTTAAACGTCAACAAAAAGGACCTGTAGAAAGACCTTGTGCTGTTTGTAAAAAATTATTTTTACCTGCTCAACCACGCCATGAGCGTTGTGTAGAGTGTAATAAGAAAGGTCTAATCCCAAAAGCTATTACAGTAACGAAAAATTGTGCAACTTGTGGAGAGAAATTTGAACCTCGCTCAAAGAGTCACACAAAATGTAAGTCATGTTTTCAGAAACCTAAAATTGAACAGCATGGAAGAAGAAGAAAAAAGAAAAGGCATTACAATGATTATGATAATTTGAATAATCTTGATGTCTATGTTGATCGAGCTCGTAAGAATGAGATTAGGACTTTTCAAGAAGAAGACGAACCTTTCGTTCGCCCTAGATCAAAGGGTGCTCATCAGTGGGAAGATTATAGTGATTGGGAAAATGATGTCGATATGTCTAATAAGATTGAGTGGAACTCAAAAAAAACATCAAAAGTGTGTGATAATAAGGATATAGAATATCATGCTAAGATACCAGTTCATTCCATTTCAGCTAATGTTGTTAAAGTTGGCACAGAGATGGAAACTGTAGGGTATGCTTACTTGGTTAGTCCGTCACTTTTTGTTTGTCCATCGCACTATAAGTACGTCGAATTTGTTTGGCGTGCGAGACAGAAATTCCCATGTCAGCTCGTTCAAGAGTTTAAGGATCCCAGTGGAGCTGAAGGAATTCTCCTTTATGAGTTTAAGGGAACATTACCTGTTAATAAGATAGCTATGGCTACTCCTCCTAGTGAGTTTGCAGGTATTATTATTGCTCCTGGGTTTTCCCAAATTTCTTCTTGTCAACATATAGATAATTCGTTGATTGCATACATAGCAGAATCCACATTTGGAGATTGTGGACAACCTGTTATTGACACTGAAAAGGGAACTGTTGTTGGTTTTCATATTGGTGTTAATAAGTCTGCTAGAGTTTCCCACTTTGCCTATGCTGTTGCCCTCTCCCCAATCTTGTTGCGTAACCTAAACAACAAGGTTAAGGAGTTGGGTTTTTAACCGCTCATCCACTATATCCACGAGTCCAAGTTCGACCATCCCTTCCACCCCGTGAGTTTAAAAAACTCATCTACTGCGGTAGATTGATGACTAAAAAACTGAGGTCTAAATCTCAGTTTTATCCGGATTTAAGGGAATTTGGTGTTGACCTTTTGATGCACTCACAGATAGGTGAAGGGTATCAATTGGCACAACTTGGATCAGTGGATGAGCTGTATGATCGTTTGGGAAAATATGATCGGGATGATCCTCCTCTAAATAGAGTAGTAGCTAAAGACTCGATCACGTATTTTCTCGACCGTATAGGGCCTTGTCAGTTTTATGACTTTGATGAAGCCTATGAGTTGATGGATAAATCCAAATCTATAGGGTTTGGAGCGCAACGAGGGAAAATTTTTTCTAGAGAAGACCCTGATATGTATGAGTATATGAAGGAGTACGTTAAAGTATCTTCTGAAACACCTCATCATGTCATTGTCAACGCCTCTCAAAAAGATGAAGTGCGTGTGATAACTAAAACACCTCGTTTGTTTACAGCATTTCCCCCAGAACATACTCTTTTAGCTTCAATGTGTCTTGGGGATTTTGTCCGTCAATTTTTAAAACATCGGTTTTGCGTCGACCATTCAATCAGTGCAGTTGGTGACGCTATGCAAAATGGAGCTGCGGCTTATTACCGATATGTTATGGATTGTCATCCATATACTTATTGTACCGATACAAGTGCTCAAGATTCTTCAATCTCTCCCGATTTTATAGATATGGTTTATGATGAGATTAAGTTGAAGTATGATTTTACTCCTGTAGAAGAGTCTTTATTTGAAGCAGTTAGGTTTAACTCTATTAATAAGATGATGAACGTTAATGGAGACTTGTATCTTGTACCTCGTGGATTGGGATCTGGTGATTATTTAACCACTATTATAAACATCATGTGGCGTTTATACATGGTGTTGGAAAATTATAATCATGATTACCGTACTTTTTATGATGATAACATGGTTATTATAAATGGTGATGACCTTATCATGTCTAGTGAGTATCCTGATTTGGACCTTAATTCTAGGCATGCACAAATAGAATGGGCAGGGAAACCAGTTCCTTGGTCTGAAATGGATTTTTGTTCAGTTAAGTTTGATCCATATGTGCACCATGATCCCAATAAAGTTTTGGCTGTTCTTTACCATCGTAAAAAGAAAGCGCATCAGTTGTCTCCTGAGTTTGAGATGCAGCGCCTTGGTGGTTTGTTACGAGTTTTATGTAACGAACAAATTTACGAATTAGTGCTTGGTAAAATGTTAGACTTATTAAAGAAGTACCCTGAATTGGAAGATTCTTATGATAGTCTTTATATTTCTTATCATGAATTGTATTCTAATTACAATTCACCTTTTCGTTTTGATTAATTACCTATTTTCGTCTATGCCACGACGTTAAACTGGCCTCCCCCAGGTGGGAGTGGGTATTTAAATCCGTAAGGAGCCCAAATAAAAACATGAAGAAATTCATTGTTAAGAAAAACCCTGGACAACGTCCAAAACCAAAGCCAAAACAAAAACAAAATGTTACTATTATTGAACAATCTAAGCCAAGAAATAGGAATCGTAGACGTAGAACAAGAACTGGTAAGAACCTTAACCCTCAGATTAATCGTGTTCCACTCGTGCGTCAGCGTTTTAGTAATCGAAATCGTGCTTATTATCACGAAGATGAATTTATTCAAGACGTGAAAGGTTCGGTTGCTTTTTCAGTTGGTGCGAATCTGGCCATTAATCCAGGTCAGGTTGCAACATTTCCTTGGCTATCGCAAATTGCTTCGCGTTATGAGAAGTATTCTTTTAAGAGATTGCGATTTTATTATAAACCTATGGTCACTCAGTATACAGCAAATTACAATACAGGTAAAGTTATGATGAATTGTGATTATGATGCTTCTGATCCTGCACCTTCTTCTAAGCAGCAGGTGGAAGATTCTGATCCCCATGTAGATGGTATGCCTTATCAATCCTTTTCTTTTGTGCTAGATCCAAAGGAAATGAATGGGATGACTTCAGATGCTCATTATGTTCGTACTGGTGGGTTACCTGGTGGCACTGATATTAAGACTTACGATGTTGGAAACCTTTTTGTTTCAACAGTCGGGCAAGCTGATACAGGTTCAATAGGTGAGTTGCGTGTAGAGTATGATGTTGAGCTTTCAGTTCCCATACTAGATAATAACGATAAAGCACCTACAAATAATTCAGTCTTATTTGCTGCTGGAGATACTACCGTAGCAGTAACGACTGCAACCCACACTTATTTACCACTTGATGTTGTGACCAATGGTATAGGAGCTACAGTTACCGCGGATACTTTTACTTTACAGCCTGGTAACTATACTCTTCAATGGACTTGCACTCTTAAGTGTACAGCACAAGCTATGAAAGAAAATTGGTCTACATTGTATGATGTGACCAATGCAGTAAATTTGACTGGCGACACTGACACTGAGTCAGACGCTATCTTTGCTGCTTCCTGGTGTATTACCGGTATCTGGTACCTCCAGGTTGGAACTGCTAATACTTACGCTATCCGTGGGTATACAGCTTTTGCTTCTGGCGCTACAACGGGTCAATGCCAGTTGATAGTCCATTCTGTCTAGTTCACGACAATAAACTGAATTTAGGTTATGCTTAAACCAAAAAGCACCATAGTTATGCTTTAGCTTAAAAGCATGGGTCTTTTAGGACACCTCTTTTTTATTGACATTGTCGATACCTTGAGGGGTGTTTTAAGCCCCCTTGGTGTTGGCAGTGATCAATTTTTATGGTCCTGTTTTAC